ACGCACGGCCACCCCCCCTGTCTTTTCTGGCAATATATACCCGATGCAGTCCAGAACGATGCCGGACAGTCCCTTTACAGCCCGACCAGTCACAGACAGTCCTGACTAGTGGCAGCTCGTAAGCAGCCGCTACGAGGGGCAACCAAGGCAAGGCTTCACAGTCCACTTCTCAAGGGCAAGACACGCTCAGATGAGATCGCCAAGCTTGCAGATGATCTAGGTATGCCGTTACTGCCATGGCAGAAGTGGGTTTTAGATGACATGATGCGCGTGGACGCTAAAGGGATGTACATTCGCAAGACATCGCTGCTACTCGTGGCACGCCAGAATGGTAAGTCCCATTTAGGCCGCATGAGAGTGATCTGGGGTCTATTTTACGGCGGCGAGATGAAACATCTGATCATGTCTTCCAACCGAGCGACTGCCTTGATGACCTTTAGAGAGATTGCATGGATCATCGAGAACACGCCTTCCTTAAAGGCCGGTACTAAAGCCATCCGATATGCCAACGGCGGCGAACGCATAGAGCTACTTAATGGCGCTACCTTAGATCTAGTTTCTGATACTCGTGACTCATCTCGTGGACGCACAGCTGACTTTCTTTGGATCGATGAAGTCCGAGAGATAAGCAAGGAAGGTTACACAGCTGCGATCCCTACGACTCGTGCAAGGGCTAACAGCCAGACCTTTCTAAGTAGTAACGCTGGCGATGCATTCTCAGAGACCCTTAATAATTTGAGAACGCGTGCGCTTGAGTCACCGCCTAAGTCATTCGGATTCTATGAATACTCAGCACCGCAATACTGCAAGATCACCGACCGCAATGGATGGGCACTAGCCAACCCTGCACTCGGTTACACGATAACGGAGGAAGCACTTGAAGAAGCTGTGGCAACTAACAAAATTGAAGACACTAGGACTGAGCTTCTATGTCAATGGATTGATTCTCTACAAAGTCCATGGCCTCATGGCGTACTTGAGGAAACCTCCGACTCCACGCTCCAGATTCCGATCGGTGGCTATACAGTATTTGGCTTCGATGTATCTCCATCTCGCCGCAATGCGAGCCTCGTCGCTGGTCAGATTATGGGTGATGGAAGAATCGGAGTGGGCATCATCCAGACATGGGAGTCACAAGTCTCGGTAGATGATCTCAAGATCGCAGCTGACATCAAGGGATGGGCTGATCAATATCGACCTAAGATGATCTGCTACGACAAGTACGCAACGCAATCGATCGCTGAAAGATTAGCCAATGCTGGTCAGGTAGTTCAAGATGTTTCAGGCCAGCAGTTCTATCAGGCTTGCTCTGACCTTCTCGATGGTCTAGTCAATCATCGCGTAGTCCATAACGGCCAAGCCGAGTTGATCCAGCAGATGAATAACTGCGCGGCTAAAGTTAATGACTCATCATGGCGCATTGTAAAGCGTAAGAGTGCAGGCGATATCTCCGCGCCTATTGGTCTCGCCATGGTCGTGTCGATGCTATTAAAGCCACAACAGGTTGCGGCTATCTACACCGAATAACACAACATGTAGTGTATAATTGCCATCTATGGGTATCCTCTCGCGCCTTACAGGTGCAACACCGAAGGCCAATGTCGAAGCGCAATACGCACCGCAGGTTCTAGGTGAGTATTCGCCTTATGCAATGCCGTTCCAGTTCGCTTACGTCGGACGCACAGAGGCAATGGGAGTTCCGGCACTAGCTCGATGCCGCAACCTTCTCGCTGGCACTATCGGAACGATCCCACTTGAATTATACAAGAAGTCAACAGGCGAAGAATTAGGCAAGCCACTATGGCTCGATCAGCCTTCATACTCACAGCCTCGATCAGTAACTATTGCCTACACAGTTGATTCACTTCTATTCTACGGACAGGCATTCTGGCAAGTAGTAGAGACTTATCAAGAAGACGGGCGTCCATCTCGATTCGAGTGGATCGCTAACAGCCGCGTAACTGCAACACTTGATCGTGACAATGTCTTCGTTAAGTCTTACGCCATCGATGGTACGACAGTACCAATGGACGGCTTAGGATCTTTGATCACATTTCAGTCACTTAGCGATGGCATTCTCAACACAGGCACATCGACTATCCGCGCAGCTCTGGATGTCCAGAAGGCTTCTGTCATAGCTGCTGCAACTCCAATGGCGTCTGGGTATCTCAAAAATACTGGCGCAGATTTACCACCTGTAGAAGTCCAAGGATTACTTGCAGCATGGAAATCAGCCCGCCAAAATCGTTCCACGGCTTATCTGACATCGACTCTTAATTATGAGACAGTCGGATTCAGCCCTAAGGACATGATGTACAACGAGGCAATCCAGAACCTTGCTACTGAGATTGCTCGCCTTTGCAACGTCCCGCCTTATTACGTCTCAGCAGATCAGAATACAACGATGACTTATGCCAACGTCCAAGACGAGAGGCTTCAATTCCTAACACTATCCTTGCAGCCTTTCGTATCCGCAATAGAGGATCGTCTCTCAATGGATGACATCACAGCTCGTGGCAACATCGTGAAATTCGATCTTGATAGCAACTATCTGCGAACAGATCCACTCAAAGAACTTTCAATCATCCGTGAACTACTTGATCTCCAGTTGATCACTCAAGAACAGGCCATGGAGATGACAGACCTAACACCTAATGGAAGCGAAGGCATGCAATGAAAGAGATGCTCACATTCTCAGCAGAACTCACAGCAGATGCGTCGGAGCGCACTATCTCTGGAAAGATCGTTCCTTTTAACGGCGAGGTCGGAAACACATCTGCCGGAGCCGTAGTCTTTGAGCGCGGCGCAATTAACATCGCTGATTCAAGCAAAGTGAAGCTCCTACTGGAGCACGATCCTAAGCAGCCAATTGGCCGTGCTCAATTCTTTAATGAGACCGAGGACGGCATCTTTGCATCGTTCAAGATTTCTAAATCATCCCGTGGCACAGATGCCCTCATCGAAGCCTCAGAAGAACTCCGTACCGGTCTTTCAGTCGGAGTAATGGTCAATGCAGCCAAGCCTAAGAATGGCGTGCTGTATGTATCGAGCGCTGACCTGCTCGAAGTAAGTTTAGTGCAGGCAGCCGCATTCAAGTCAGCAGCCGTCACTGATATAGCGGCGTCTGAAGATGAAGCCGTTGAAGAAACCCTACCAACAGAAAGCGAGACAGCCACCGTGGAAGAAACCACTTCAGCAGTCGAAGCAACACCTACAGTTGAGGCTGCCGCAGTTGAAGCTGCTCGCCCTGCTGTAACAGCAATGGCTTACACACAGCCACGCATTGAACTAACAACTGCAAAGTATGTAGAGAACACTATTCGCGCAGCAATGGGCGATGACGCAGCTCGTCAATACATCGCAGCAGCAGATAGCACAGTCAATAACCCAGGACTCGTTCCTACACGTCAGTTGTCAGAGATCATCAACCCTCTCGGTACAACTATCCGTCCATCGATCGAAGCAATCTCACGCGGAGTGCTTCCAGATGCAGGTATGACTTTCGAGATTCCAAAGATCACAGCAATGCCAACTGTTGCAGAAACAGCACAAGGTAATGCATTCAACGAAACAGATCAGACATCAGACTTCATCTCAGTAACTGTTAAGAAGTACGCTGGACAACAGACATTCTCCGTCGAATTGCTAGATCGTACATCTCCAGCATTCTTTGATGAACTCGTTCGCAACATGGCCGCAGCATACGCAAAGGCTACAGATGCAGCAGTTAACGCAGCACTTATCTCAGGCGCAACGGCCGATGCAACTACAGTTGCAACATATCCAACAGCAGCCGAGCTTCTCGGCGTAGTTGCTCGCGGTGCAGCTTCTGTCTATGGCGCAACACTTGGCCTACCTAACCCATTCGCTCGCAACATGATCGTCAACACTTCACAGTGGTCTAACATCATGACACTTAACGATGCAGGACGCCCAATCTATACAGCTTCACAGCCACAGAACGCAGGCGGAGTTGCATCACCTACAGCCCTACAGGGTAACGTTGCAGGTCTTAACCTCTATGTCACACCTAACACAGCTGCTGGAACTGACACAGATGGATCAATCATCATCGTCAACCCAGACGCGTACACATGGTACGAGTCACCAACATACCGACTACGCGCAGAGTCAACAGCTGCTGGTCAGGTAACAATCGGCTACTACGGCTACGGCGCAATCGCGACCAAGGTCGGCGCAGGCGCATTTAAGAACAACAAAGCGTAAGCCACACTAAGTCGCTGGCAGGGTAGTGCCCTTCTACCCTGCCAGTCTTTAGAAAGGATAAGAGCATGGCATTGACAACGATTGCAGAACTTCGCACCGCGCTAGGTGTTGGGTCGCTGTACGCTGACGCCACGCTTCAAGAAGTGGTAGATGCCGCAGATAACGTTCTCTTGCCCTTTCTATGGAAGAACCAGCAGTCAATCATCGCGCATTCCAGCGATGGCACTACTGGCACTCTCTACTTTGATGTACCTATAGATAAAGTCTTTTATGTAGGTCAGACTGTGACAATTAGCGGAGCAGGTAGCCGCTTCAATGGATCAAAGACAATTACAGCAGTCAATACTTATGATTTTAATATCACAATAACGGCTGGTAATAATAATCCTTACCATGAGGTTAATCCTTATGGCATTGCAGCAGCTGAGACTTACACAGATTACACAAC